GACGACGGATGGAAGCGCCGAAAGATCGAGGGCGAGTGGGGCTACTTCTGCCCTGACTGCTTGGAGGCTCTGTCATGAAAAAGGACGATCTGTATTTCATCCTGATGCTTTTGATCCTGATTTCCATTCTGGTTTTTGCCGGATTTATGCCTGCAGGCGATAAAGAGCAAACCCCGAGTGAAACGACCGAAGCAAAAGAGCAGCCGCAGATGGTCGTAGCACAGGAAATCGATGATCTGAGTACTCTATCCAGAGCGGTTCCTGAGCCGAAGCCTCGCCCGGCTCCCTTGCCGCCGACAGAAACACAACCCGAGCCAAGCGAAACGACTCCTGAAACAGAGCCTGTGGTCGCCAGAGTAACCGCATATGCGCCTTTTGATAACCAGAGCGGCACATGTAACGATGGCGACCCGAACCACACCAGCACCGGGCAGAGGCCCGGGCCAACCATAGCGGCGGTTGATCCGGATAAAATTCCTTACGGCACACGATTCACGCTTGAGGGGTTCGACCGGGTGTTCGTGGCCGGAGATACCGGATCGGCTCTCCGGGCCTACGACGGCATCGCGGTGGATATCTACATGGAAACATACGACGAGGCACGCCGCTGGGGCGTTCAGTATCTGAAAATTGAGGTGATCTATGATGGACGATGATCTGGATAAAGTGGTAAAGGAACTCGAAGAGGCTGTTGCAGAATTATTCGAGCCGGTTACGAAAGCTATATTGGCCCTGCTCGATGTTTTGACCGAGATTATGAAAGATACGGAGGATGAAGATGAAAGCTAAATTTAAAGGCGCGAGCGGCAGCATGGGGCTTACCCATGGTAAGGGATACAGATCAAAAGTCGAAATTGCAGACTACAAAGGCAAACCGCATATCTGGCTGCGTGTATGGGTGGGAATGAATTTCGTTGATATTCCGTATGTGTCGCTGGAAAAACTACTCGAAAATTGGGAGGTTAAATCATGACATTTATAGAAGTATTTGCGACCAGTCTGGTCGCTGTTGTGTTTAGCGTTCTGCTTGTACTTGGCACATATTTCATGGCGCAGTACATATCCGAAAAGCGCGAGCTGATGCGGCTGGCAAAGCGCTGGCTCATCCAGGAACTTAAAGGGGGCGAATGATGCCAAGCAACGCAAGCAAGTGTAAAAGCTGCGGCGCGGACATCGTATGGATAACGACCGAGTCCGGGCGAAAGATGCCGCTCGATGCTGCGGAGGTGCCAGTAGTGCCAAACCAGCGCGGCGAAACCGTCGCGGTTACTTTAGACGGACAGATATTCCGGGGCTGGCCCTGCGCGGACAGCTACGAAGCCGAGAGGTATGTACTGGCCCGGATCAGCCATTTCGCGACCTGCCCGGACGCAGATAAACACAGGAGGCGAAAACGATGATGCGACACGAACAAGAAATAAAGGCCCTAAGTACCGGCCAGCTGGCGAGATTCTTATCCAACCTCGCCAGCTGTTATAATTGCCCGGCTCTCAGGGCGGCGTGTATCAAATCCATGGAAGCCTGCGAACAGGCGTGGGCCGACTACCTGAAAGCCGAAAGTGAAACCGGGCTTTGCAGGCACGAGAAAGTTTACGAAAACTCTCTGCTTTGTTCCGAACCACCTCAGCGCAGGTGGATTTGCCGGAAATGCGGCGAAGAAGGCACCGAAGCGGCCAGAAATCTAAAGGAGGCGTCTTATGACGAGATTAAACGCAAGAGCTATCCGGGCTGTGCGCCCGAACAAGGCCGGTCGTGGCCAGAGCAAGTATAGGAACACTAAAACCGAGGTAGACGGCCATGTATTCGACAGCAAGGCCGAGGCGCGGAGGTATGGCGAGCTAAAGCTATTAAAGCAGGCCGGTGAGATAACCGGGTATGGGCTGCAGCCCTCGTTCCTGCTTCCCGGCGGTATCCGGTATCGACCTGATTTTATCGTTTGCGGCAAGGATGGCTCGATGTGGGTAGAGGACGTCAAAGGCATGCAGACTCAGGCATTTAAGCTAAAGCAACGGCTCTGGCAGGAATCGTATCCATGGCTGGAGCTACGAGTCATCAGGTGACCGCACGCAATAATCCCGACCGGAAAAGTCGAGAAATGTTCAACATGGGAGGTGACCTGAATGAGCGATGAAGCAATCAGGGCGCGTGCGGAGCTTGACCAGTACCGAATAATGCGCAGGAAAATAGACCTGCTCAAAGAGCGAATAGCGAAGCTGCACACGCGAATAGAGGCGACGAACCGAACGCCGCGCGAGATAGATATACAGTACATGTCAGACCCGAAAGCCATCGAGGAGCTATTAGCGGCGGCGGCAGACCTTTGCACGCTGTACGGCGAGCAGCAGATCAAGGCCGAGCGGCTGTGTTTTTGTCTTGAGCGGCGAATCATGGAAATATCCGGCATCCCGGGTATGATCCTCGAGTGGCGATATATACAGGGGTTTTCGTTCGATAATATCGCGACACGCCTTGACTACTCATATCGTCAAGTCCGGCGGCTGCACGCCCGAGCGCTTGAAGATTACGCAAAAAGATGGCCACCAATGTCCTCTTGAACTGTGATAGTATGTCAGTGTGTTAGTTTGCAATTGTTTAAGAAAGGAATTCAACATTGGAGAATTTCATAATTCTGATTGATAAATTTATCCCCATAATAGCAGCGCTTTCTGGAGCTATTGTGGGATCAATATTGACCAACCTCACTTTGCATGCTGGAAAGTTACGGGTGTTGTTCACTGGTTGCAATTTGAGTATCAGAAAAACGGGGAAACAATTAGTGGGAATAAGGGCGAAAATTTCCTTTGATATTCATAATTCCAAGTCTTATCAATTATCGTACAGGAATTTACGCGTTCTAATTGAAAAAAATGTTCATCGCAGACATTTTTCGGAAGAGAATGCCAGCAGAATTTTATACATAAATGGTGATAATAAAGACGATTGTATTATGAATATTCCTGCTAAGACAAGTATGAATCTTCTTTTTGAGTGTGCTTTATCTGTAGATGAAGATATGTTCGAAGTTTTAAAAGACAGCAGAGAAAAATCCCGATTCTATTTATGTTTTGATGGTTATGGTAAAAAAACAAAAAAATACAGAGTACCAAATGACAAAATAGAAATTGTATTTACACAATAATGACTTAGAAACATATACGCTGGATCATTCAAGCACCTGCCCAGGTGCTTTTTTTATTGAGCTGGGGTTGAATTTATGAAATGCGAGCATTGCGAGTGGGCTGATATTGTTGCCCGATATACCAGCGATAAACAGGAATACATCCAGATCTTTTGCCCTTTTGTGGGCTGTAAAAAATGCGACGAGGTAGAAAAAGATGCAGATCGAAAAGAAGCCGATAAGCCAGCTGGTACCAGCGGATTATAACCCGAGAAAAGACCTGCAGCCCGGCGACGCAGAGTACGACAAGATCAAGCGAAGCGTCGAGGAGTTTGGCTATGTAGACCCGATCATCATAAACCGCGATAGAACGATCATCGGCGGCCACCAGCGTTGGAAAGTACTCAAAGACCTTGGCTTTTCCGAAGTCGAGTGTGTTGTTGTGGACGTCGACAAAACAAAGGAAAAGGCGCTTAACCTTGCGCTGAATAAAATATCCGGCGATTGGGATAACGAGCATTTAGCCGCTTTGCTGGGCGAACTGCAAGGCGAGATCGATATGATCATCACCGGCTTCGACGATGACGAAATCGAGCAGATCATTCTCGACAGCCAGCTCCTGCCACCCGGCGATGTGGAGGACGACGACTTTGATGTCGATGCGGCCCTGCAAAAAGAACCGATCACACGCTCCGGGGATATCTGGCAGCTGGGCAGACATAAATTGATCTGTGGCGACTCGACAGACCCGGCCGTGATATTTCTTTTGATGCAAAATGAGCAGGCAGACCTGATCGTAACCGACCCACCATACAACGTGGATTACGAGGGGAAAACCGAAGATGCATTGACGATTCAAAACGACGCGATGGGCGACGTTGAGTTTTATGATTTCCTTGCCAAGGCGTATGGATGTATGTACGACGTGGCTGCCGACGGCGCAGGGATTTACGTTTTCCATTCGGACACGTTTGGACACACATTCCGCGCAACGCTGATCGAGTCCGGGTTTAAGCTGGCGCAGTGTTGCATATGGGTAAAGCAGACCATGGTTATGGGCAGGCAGGATTACCAATGGAAGCACGAGCCTATACTTTACGGCTGGAAGCCTACTGCCGCGCATCGATGGTATTCCGACCGGTCGCAAACAACGGTGTGGAACTACGATCGGCCGTTCGCTTCAAAGCTACATCCAACCATGAAGCCGCTTGACCTGCTTGCTTACCCGATACAAAACAGCTCGCGGCCCGGGGATATTGTTCTCGATCCGTTTGGCGGTTCCGGCTCTACCCTGATCTCCTGTGAGCAGACCGGCCGGTCGAGTCGAATGATCGAGCTTGACCCGAAGTACTGCGATGTTATTGTACGGCGCTTTATTGAGCTGTCCGGGGCCGATCAAGTTGCCCTGCACAGGGATGACGAAATAACCCCGGGCGCTGATTTGTTCGGAGGCGATGATGAGTGATATTGCTTATATCTGCTCGCCTTATGGCGGCAAAGAAGAAAACGTCGAGAAAGCCAGACGGTATATGCGGTTCATGGTGCGGCAGGGCTTCGTGCCTGTAGCGCCACACGTTATGCTACACGGCATCATGGACGATAACAGGGGTGAACATAGGCAGGCGGCAATGGCGGCCAACATACGGCTGCTGGACGCGTGTGATGTCCTTTGCATATTTGGAGACCGGATAACGGCAGGCATGCAAATCGAGATCGAACACGCCGAAAAAACAAAGAAGCAGGTTTTGAAATTCCGCTTGAGCTATTAAACGAAAAGCATCCCGGCAGGCTGCTTTCTATTTACGAGGGAGGGGGGATGCATGTCAAAGCGAAGCGCAAACAGAGATCGGGCTTACGAGTTATGGGCCGAGTCAAAAGGCCAGCGAATGTTAAAAGACATCGCTCAAGAGCTAAACGTAAACCCGAAGATGATCAGCAAGTGGAAAAAACAAGACGCGTGGGCTTTAGACCGCTCTCCTACGGCTCTCAAGAAAAAAGGCGGCGCTCCCAAGGGTAACCGGAACGCTGCCGGTAACACGACCAAAGGGAAAGCGCCCAAGGGCAGCAAACGCGCGTTAAAAACCGGCGAATATGAAACCATCTTGCTCAATACATTGACCGATGAGGAGCGAGGGCTAATACCGCGAATCCAGCTCGACAAGATTCTGGTTATGCGCGAAGAGCTGATGCTATTAACTATCCGCGAGCGGCGAATGATGCAGCGCATCGATGACCTGCTGCGAAAATCGAACAACGGCATGGGGATCGCCAAGATCGTGGAAACCAAAGGAAGCGAGCCGGATCACCGGGGGCGCATACGCGATACGAAATCCACATCGACCGAGGTGCTCCCGATACTAAACGCCGTCCAGCGCATTGAGGAAGCGCTGACCAGGGTACAGATGCGAAAGCAAATGGTGGTCGATCAGCTGCATAAAATCGAGAACGATGACCGCCAGTATGAGCTGGCATTAAAACGGCTTGAGCTTGATACGATGCGCGTCGAGAACGCAACGATCGTGCCTGCGACCGAAGATACCGATGATGGCTTCATGGCGGCACTGGAAGCAAAGGTGACGGAGGTGTGGGATGATGAGCCTGACGAGGATTGATGATCGTTTTGGCCGCCTGCGCACCGTTTTTAAACAGCCGCAAAAAACAAAAAAGCGCGAGTCGCCTTTCGTGTTTACCACATTCTCGCCTAAGCAGCTCAAGATACTGACGTGGTGGCTGCCAAATAGCCCGGTCAAACACATGGACGGCATTATAGCGGACGGCGCGATCCGTTCCGGCAAAACCATCGCCATGTCTTTGTCCTTTTGCCTGTGGGCGATGGCCGCGTTTGACAGCCAGAACTTTGCCATGTGCGGTAAGACCATCGGCTCATTCAGGCGTAATGTTTTATTCTGGCTAAAGCTCATGCTTCGCGGCAGGGGCTTTTCCGTTCGTGATATGCGATCAGACAACCTTTTGATCGTAACCAAGGGCGGCAAGACTAATTATTTTTACCTGTTCGGTGGCCGCGATGAGCGGTCGCAAGACCTGATCCAAGGTATAACGCTGGCCGGGGTGTTCTTTGATGAAGTCGCCTTGATGCCGGAGTCGTTTGTTAATCAGGCAACCGGCCGATGCTCTGTTGCAGGCTCTAAATTCTGGTTTAACTGCAACCCATCGAGTCCGTTTCACTGGTTTTATTTGAACTGGATCAAGGGGGCAAGGGAAAAGCGGCTCATCCATCTGCATTTTACGATGGACGATAACTATTCGCTGTCGGAACAGATCAAAGCAAGATACCGCGGCCTTTATGCCGGGGTGTTCTTTAAACGATATATCCTCGGCCTGTGGGTACTTTACGACATGTTTGATCCGGAAAAGCACGTGGCCGAAGATAAGCCGCGCCGGTACTCAATGTATTACGTGTCCGTCGACTACGGAACGCAAAACGCGATGGTCTACCTGCTATGGGGCCAAAGCGGCACGACGTGGTATCTGGTCAAAGAGTATTACTACGATGGCCGGGCGTCCGGCGTACAAAAAACCGACCTCGAATACTACCAAGACCTCGAGCGGTTTATAGGCGACCTGCCGGTACAGGGGGTTATTGTTGACCCATCGGCGGCGAGCTTCATCGTACAAATAAAACGCGGCGGCAAATGGCCTGCCCGGAAAGCAAAGAACGATGTGGACGAGGGTATTAGAAACACATCAACAGCCCTGCTGACAGGGCAGATACTGATTTGCGAAAACTGCAAGCATACGAAAGAAGAATTGCAAACATACAGCTGGGATGAAAAAGCCATCGAAAAAGGCAAAGAACAGCCGCTTAAGGTAAACGACCATTGCGCAGATGCTTTGCGGTATTTCTGCAACACGATACTTGCGAAGAGAGGGGTTACAACATGGTAATTGATGCGATACAGGCTGCGGCTGTGCTGCCTTGGTACCGGGAAGAGAAAATCATCCGCGACCTGATCAAGGATTTTGAAGCCGACCCGAAGCGGCAGGAAATGCTCGACGGCCAGCGGTACTACGAGAACGAGGGCGATATCACGACCCGGCAGGTTTACTATTGGGATGCAAATCGAACCAAGCAGATCGATGAGACTAAGCCCAACAACCGCGTCGCGAACGCCTATATGAAGCTGCTCGTTGACGAAAAGATCGGTTATTTTCTTGGCCAGTCTCCGAACATAACCGCGGAAGATGACAATCTGCAAGAAAAGCTGATCACGGTCTTTGATGAGAGCTTTGACGATGAGCTAAACGATATCGGCGTGGAAGCAAGCAACAAAGGCATTTCATGGCTATATACATATCTGGGGGCCGCGGAGCCGGGCGAGAAACCGCCTTTGCTGTTTGAAATGATACCGGCAGAGCAGGCGGTACCGATCTGGGAAGATCGAGCGCACCGGCGTTTATCCGGGCTGATTAATTATTACTACATGACCGAGTACGATCTGGAAACCGGTGAGCAGACCGATGTTTTGAAAGTCGAGTGTTGGCATCCGGACGGTGTTGTTTTTTATACCGAGTACGATGGAAAGCTGGTCGAGGATATCGGGCGTATGTTCCCCGACCTGAAAGAGCGCGAGATACCGGAAACCGGCCTGCCGCATTTCGTTATAAACGGCAAGCCCATGAGCTGGGGCATGGTTCCGTTCATACCGTTTCGCAACAACAGCCAAGAGCTGTCAGACCTGCGTTTCGTTCGATCGCAGATCGATGCCTATGATAAAGGCGTGTCCGATCTGGCGAATGTACTCGAGGAGCTGCGCAAGCTGGTGCTTGTTTTGAAAAACTACCAAGGCACCGACCTGTCCGTGTTCATGGATAACCTGCGGTACTACGGCGCGGTCAAAGTAGATGAGGACGGCGGCGTCGATAAGCTCGATCTTACGTTTAACGCGGACGGCTCGAACAGCTATCTTGACCGGCTAAAAAAAGACATTTACCAATTCGGTCAGGGCGTCAATATGGATACAGACAACTTCGGTCAAAACCCGAGCGGCGTGGCTTTGGAGTTTTTGTATTCCGGGCTGAAACTGAAAACCGATAACCTCGAGCGCAAATTCAAAGCTGCGTTTTCGCAGCTGTTCAGACTGGCGTGTGTTTATTTGGAGAGCATAGGCGAGGGCACATACGAATGGCGAATCGCTAAGGTTACATTTAATCGCTCGATCGTAAGCAATGTCATGGAGCAGATAGAAGCGGTCGCTTCCAGCGCCGGGCTGATCAGCAAAAAGACAGCCATCTCCAAGCATCCGTGGGTAGACGACGTCGACCAGGAGCTGGAACAGCTCGCGGAAGACGATGCCCTGCAGCTTGACCGGGTGCCTATGATAGACGACCCCGACGAGGGAGGCGAGGACGGCGATGACGGCGGCGGTGATGCCTGATGGATACATATGACTATTGGATAGCCAGAGCGCAGCGGTCGGCCGCACAGGCGTATAACAGCCAAGAGAAAAGAACGGCCACATACCTGAAAGCATACCGGGGCGCATACGCCGATCTGGAAAAAGAAACGGCGGCTCTTTATGCCAAACTAAGCCGCAACGGCAAACTTAGCCTGACAGAGTTATACAAATATAACCGGTACAAAGTGTATCTGAGAGAGGTAAAAGGCATCTGTTCGCATCTGGCCAGAGGCGAGATAAAGTTTATGGACAGCTCTTTTGCCGGGCTATATGAAGAGGTTTATCGGGCAACCGGGAAGATCGGCGGCATTGACTTTACGAAGGTGCCGAAAAAGACACTGGCCAAAGTACTGGAACATCCGTGGTCTGGAGAAAACTACAGCAGTCGGGTGTGGGCAAACCGCGACCTGCTGGTACGGCATGCCAGCCAGACGGTCGTTCGCGGCGCAGTAAAGGGCCAGAGTATAACAGATATGTCTCGCGAGCTAAGAGGGCATGTAGAGTCGTCTGCGTATAATGCCCGGCGGCTGATACGAACAGAGTCGATGCACTTTATTAACCAAGGCCAGATCGATGGCTATAAGCGGCTGGGGATTAAAGAGGTAAATATCCTGATCGCGGAAGACGAACGGCTATGCGATGAATGCCGGGAAAACGCCGCTGGCAACCCTTACCCGGTCGAGGAGGCGCAGCTGCTATTGCCGACGCATCCTAATTGCCGATGTACATATGCGCCGACAAGGGCGGCGATCGACAGCGCTTTGGAGAGCTTACTTGCATGAAGTGTCCGTATAACCAAACCGAGGTTTATATTTCATGGCCGATGGAGCCGGAATACAGATCTCTCGATGTAGAAAACGAAGATGGAACGGCTGAGCGATTGCATTTGACCGACAGCGGCAGGAAGTATGTCATAAACCGCGTATTTGCCGACTGCCTGAAATCGGAATGTGCCGCTTGGCAGAACGGGCGCTGCGTTCGTACAGGATAGCGCGGAGGTGATCCGGATATCTCCCCGGCTCCGAGGGTAAAAGGGGCTTTATGAAACCTGACAAGGGCGTTCTCTACCATAGGAACGCATGAGGGGGGCGGCTGGGGTGGCCGCTCCCTTTTATATGTCCGCGACGGCTGCACGAGGCTGTTGCAGGCTCAAAAAATGGTCATCCGGTACCAGACCAACCGGAACCGGCAAAGCGTGGTGGGTGACACGATAAACCTCAGCCGGACGAAAGGAGCAACGAAATGTTAGCAGAGAAAATCAAAGAATTGCTGGGTGATGATCTGGCAAAGCAGGTGGACGAAAAGCTCAAGGGTAAAGGCAAGGACGGCAAGGATATCGACGCGGTGATCGGGAACGATGGCACGTTTGTACCGGCCGACAAGTACGAAACCCTGAAATCGGAAAAGGCCGCGGCAGATAAGCTCGCAGCTGATACGGCCAATCAGCTGAAAGAGGTAAAAGACGCTGGCGATCCGGAAAAGCTCAAGGCTGACCTGACAGCGGCGCAGTCGAAGCTAAACGATCTGCAAAAAGATCACGAGGCAGAGGTGGCTAAGATTCGCAAAGCCAATCTGGTCACCATGAAAGTGGTCGGAGACGCGCATGATCCGTCCGATATCGTAACGGCTCTTGATCTGGACAAGATCATGCTAAACGACAAGGGCGAAATCGTAAGCGGTCTGGATGACCAGCTGACAGAGCTTAAGGGCAAGAAACCACACTGGTTTAAGCCTGCTGACGATGGCGGCGGCTCGGGTGGTATTCCACCGCAAGCCGGAGGCAAGCCTGCAGCAACCGTCAATCCTTGGAAAAAAGACACATTCAATCTTACGGAGCAAGGCCGGATACTCAGGGAAAGCCCTGATCTGGCCGCGAAACTTATGGGCCAAGCAGGCTCAAAATAATTACCATGGAGGTAAGTAAAAAATGGCAGTTACAACTTTAGCTGATGTAATTAATCCGTCTGTTTTCACTCCTTATGTGATCAACAGAACCATGGAGCTTTCCGCTCTGTTTCAGGCCGGAATCGTGGCCAACGACAGCGAGCTGGACAGCCGCGCAAGCGGAACCGGGCCTGTCGTTACAATGCCGTTCTGGGCTGATCTGACCGGCGAGTCTGAAACCATGACCGAAGACCCGATCACCGCTGCAAACATCGGTGCCGACGCGGACGTCGCGGCGATCATCCGTCGCGTCAAGTCTTGGGGCGCAACCGGCCTGTCCGGCGCTCTGGCAGGCGATGACCCGATGAGGGCTATCGGTGATCTCGTTGCTGGCTTCTGGGCCAGAGACATGCAAAAAGAATTGATCGCGGTTCTGACAGGCGCTCTTGCCGGTACAGATGCCGAGACCAACGTGCTCGATGTATCCGAAGACCTGACCGACTCGCTTTTCTCGACCGATAACTTTGTCGGCGCACAGGCCCTGCTGGGTGACGCAGCCGGTCTGCTGACCGGTGTTGCAATGCACTCCGCGACCTACTTTGCTCTGAAAAAGGCAGAGAAAATCGAGACCGAACGCGACAGCGCAGGTAAAGACTTTGCGACCTACGACGGCCGCAGGGTTATCGTTGATGATGGCTGCCCGGTTGACACCGGCGTTTATACCTCGTATTTGTTCGGTACCGGGGCTGTTGGCCTTGGCAACGGCAATCCGCCCACCATCAGAGCGACCGAGGTTCACCGCGAAGCGATGACCGGTGACGGTCAGGACGTCCTGATCAACCGCAGAAATTTCATCCTGCATCCGCGCGGCATCGCCTTTACCGGTACGATCGCGAAGTCTGGCCCGACCAGAGTGCAGCTGGCGACCGGTGCAAACTGGGCGCGTGTGTACGACCCGAAACAGATCAGAGTCGTGGCGTTCAAACATACGATCGAACAGGCCTGAGCTTAATAGCTTAAAGGCGCAGGGGGTGGCATAAAATGGACGAAATAACGAAATTGATGCTGCATCCGAGCGCTGTGGCTTCCGGCATAACGACCGAATTTGCAACCTTGCTTCTGGATGATGTTGGCGAAGCGTTGACGAACAGGGGTGTGGACACCAGCCGGTGTCCTGCCCTTGTCCGCCAGATCGCGGTTATTCGCATCAACCAGCTGGGTTCAGAGGGCGTGGCGAGCGAGGGGTATTCTGGCGTGTCGCAATCGTTCATGGATGATCTTCCGGCTGAAATCAGACGCGAGATTAATGCCTTGAGGGCGGTGATCTGGTGAGTATTCAGGCGAACATGAAAGAATATCCGGTTTACCGGCTGTCACAGGCTCAGGACGAATACGGCAGCAAAGAAAAGACATGGACAGCGGACGGAACCATCCGGGCGATGTTTAATCCATCCGCGATGGACGGATTAGAAGCTCAAGGGCTGGTTCTGCGCGAGCATGAATCAATCCTGCTTACGGTGGACAAAACCAAACTGGTCGCAGGCGAACACCGGGTGGTAATTGGCGATCATAAATACGATATCACTCATGTGCCAGCTGCCCGGGGCAGGCTTTTGCGCGTGGTGGTGAGTGCTGTAACGGAGGGATTGCATGAGCGCTTCTGATAGTTTAGACCGCGTCAGTAAAGAAATCATCGCAAAGTTTGTCACAGGCATGGAGCTGGCTTGCGAGCTGCCGGAGTCGCTGGCGAAAGATAAATGCCCGGTCGATGAGGGCCTTTTGAGGGCCAAGATCGATCATGAGGTAACCGTCGAACGCACGCAGATCGTTGGCCGGATCGGAACCAACGTCGAATATGCGCCGTATGTACATCAAGGCACCGGCATTCACGCTGTAGACGGTAAAGGCCGGAAAACGCCATGGGCGTGGGAGGGCGAGACGGCCAAGTGGAACGGCACTCACATTACCCGGGGGCAGAAACCTAAGCCGTTTTTACGCGATGCGGTTTTGGAATCGAAAGGCCAGATCATACACATCCTGGCCAGCCTGCAAAAAGGAATTAGAGGTGCGACATGATCAAAGCGGTTTTAAACAGGCTTAAAAATGATGCCGCGCTCTCTTCCCTGCTCGGGGTAACGGCAGAAGACAGCCGCATCTATCCCCTGTCGACAGGCAACTTTGGCCCTTGCATCAGCTATACCGACACACCGATGGAGGGCGGCCGCGTTAAGCAAAACAATCTCGAGCTGCGTATAACGGCTCAAAGCTATGCTGCAACGCGGCAGATAGAAGATCGGCTCAACGCACTGCTTGATTTCAAAGAGGGCAGCGGCGAAGATACCGGCTGGATATATGAGGACGTCAACGTGATGACCTCATACCTGACCGGCGGCGGCGAATTGGAAATGGGCGAGATATATCAAAGATTTCTCGTCTACACAATCAAATGGAGGAATGTATAAATGCCTGAAATTATCTTAGGCTCTGGAGATCTGTATCTGGAAGAATACGACGGCGAAGCAATCCCGGAAGATTCCGCGATTGAAGTCGAAGCAAACAAAGTCGGAGACATCAGCGGCGGCGCTTCCCTTGAGTACAAACCGACCTTGTATGAAGTCGAGGACGACAACAACAAGGTTCATAAACGCATGATTACGAAAGAGGAAGTCACGTTCAAGAGTGGAATCTTGACTTTCCTGCTTGAAAATCTGGCGAAATTGGCTCATTCCGAAGTTGAGGATGATGCGGTCAATTTCAAAAAGACGATCAAGATCGGCGGCAAAAAGACGCTCACAAACTATGTGCTGCAGTTTGTTCATACGAAAGATGATGGGCTTAAACTGCGCATCCGCATGGTGGCGACAGCAGGCGATGGCTTCACGCTGTCTTTTACGAAAGACAAAGAAACCGTCACAGACGCAACGTTCAAAGCGCTTAGCCAGACCGACGGCACACTGGTGGAAATCATCGATGAATATGACGCGGCCTGATTAGGCGTATGTCAAACGACCGGCCCGGATGGCAAATAGCTGTCCGGGCTTTTTCTTTAATTTTTTACGGAGGTTGATATGTCAAAGAAATTCGTTGATCTGAAACAACTGGCGCAGCAGGATGTGTTTGAGCTGACGCTGCCCGATGAGGAAAGTACGGTGCTGCATCTTGCCAAGCCCAGCGAGGGGCTATTGATTGAGTTTATGTCCTTTGAGGATAAAGCCAAAGATCTCGATGCGCTCAAGGGCACCGAAAAATACGAGTCTATTTTGAAAATGCAAAAAGACATGATCTGCCAGATCATGAGCTGCAATAAAGAGGGCGTCGAAGTCGACGATGCCTACCTGAAAGAAAAAGGCGTCGATTTCTACCTGCAACAGGTAGTACTTAAGGCTTATTCCGAGTGGGTTCAGGAGATATCCGCAGACCCAAACTGATCATCCCCATGAAGCCCGGCGAGGGTGAACGTGGGGTGCAGGATATCGCAGATGAGCAGTACCTGTTACCAGCGATCAAGCAAGTCATGGATTACAGCAGGCTCAATTATTTTGAGGTAATGGAGCTGCCTTTTGACTTGTTTTTATTGATGAAAAAACATGCCTTTATCGACAAGATGAATGAAACCGAAGAGGGCCGGCAATATTTGAAGGACTGTGAAAGATTGAAAAAAACAAAACCGGATTACAGTGCTTTGAAAGAGCTGCCCGGATATCGTGCGGAGGTGGTACAGCATGGCAGCAGGGGTTAACCTTGGTGCGCTCGCCTATGATCTTGTCTTGCGAAAAGGCTCGTGGGAACAGGACATAGACCGGGCAAAGCTGGACGTTAGGAGCGTCGAGCAATCGTTTTAAGAAACCGGCGCGAGCATTTCTAAAGCCGGATCAGCGCTTACAATGGGCATTACCATGCCGCTCGTGGGTGTTGCCGCCGCGGTCGGTAAAGTTGGCATTGACTTTGATAGCAATATGAGCCGCGTGGCGGCCATTTCACAGGCAACCGAAGAGGAATTTGAAGCCTTACGCGAAAAGGCTCTGCAGCTGGGCCGCGACACAGCGTTTTCCAGCAACCAGTCTGCCGAGGCGATGGAAAATCTATCGTCTGCCGGTTTTACGGTAAACGAAACCATATCGGCTATGGACGGCCTGCTCGATCTGGCTGCCGCATCAGGTGCCGATCTGGGAACGGCGTCGCAGATCACAGCATCTATCTTGCGTGGGTTTGCGCTCGACGCAGCTAATGCCGGACACGTCGCTGACGTGCTTGCCTTGGCGTCCGCGAAAACAAATGCGCAGGTAGATACGATGGGCGAGGCGATGAAGTATGTCGCGCCTGTTGCAAGCGCCATGGGTATTTCGCTCGAAGAGACCGCTGCGGCTATCGGTATTTTATCGAACGCTGGCATCATGGGTTCTCAGGCTGGTACGGCCCTGCGAGCATCGCTTTCAAGGCTGACCAAACCGACCGAGCAAATGCAAACGGTCATGGATAATCTTGGGCTGTCTTTTTATAACACAGACGGAACGATGAAATCTTTGCAAGAGATCGTCGGAGCGCTGCAGGGCGGCATGGAGGGGCTTACCGAACAGCAACAGCAAAATGCGATCACGACGCTGTTTGGACAGGAAGCCATGTCCGGTATGCTGACGCTTATATCTGCAGGCCCGGAGCAGCTGGGCGATCTTACAACCGCGCTTGAGGAAAGCGACGGCGCGGCTAAAGGCATGGCTGAAACCATGCTCGACAACCTTGGCGGTTCGTTTACTATTCTGGGCGGCTCGCTTGAAGCCGCAGGCATTAGCATTTTTGACATGGTAAAAGGCCCGGTCAAAGAGGCAATCGACTCCATAACCGGCATGGTAAATGCCTTTACAGAGCTTGATGAAGAAACAAAAAAACAGATCTTGTCTTTCGCTGGCGCGGCGGCGGCTCTTGGGCCGCTCCTGATCGGTACCGGCAAGATTACATCCGGCCTTGGCGGTCTGGTTCCGGTACTTGGCGGTGTAACCAGCAGTCTTGGCGGCTTTGCCGGAAGCCTTACGAAAACAGCAGGCGGTATGCTATCCAACGTCGGCAATGCGACCGGGCTTAGCAAGGTGTTTGAGGGTATCCGGACAAAGATCAGCGGCACGTTTAGTCCGCTGTCGAAATTTACCGGGTTCTTCTCTCCCCTGACCAATCTGCTGGGGCCGTTAAACAGCGGCTTTGGCATGTTTGGCAAGCTGGTCGGCGGCCTGTTTAGCGCTGGCGGCATTGTAGCCATCGCGCTTACGTTGCTGACGACCCTTGCCGCAGGCGCATCAGCAGCCGGGGTGGACGTCGAATCGATGATTACAAATGTCGTTTCCGGGGTGACTTCCTTTGCGACCTCGTTCGCAGAGAAATTCCGAGAGCTGGCTCCTAAAGTCCTCGAGGCGTTCCCGGGTATGCTTACAACCATAACCACCGGGATCATCGATATGCTCGATGTGCTTTTGCCGATCGGGCTTGAAATGATCATCATGCTGATTCAGGGGCTGGCGCAAAATGCGCCGCAAATCATAACCTCGGCTATTGATATCGTTCTGAAATTAGTCGACTACCTGATCGAAGCCGCGCCCATGCTAATCGATGCGGCGTTCCAGCTGATCATCGGCATTGTAGAGGGGCTTATCGAAAACGCCGACAGGGTAATCGAATCGGCCATCATGATTATGCAAGTGCTGATCGATTCGCTTGTTGAAAACTTGCCGATCATCATCGAAAAACTGCCGGATATCATTGTGGCGATCGTTGACGCGTTAATCGACGCGGCTCCGATGCTGCTTGAAGCTGGTATCCAGCTGACGATCGGTTTGGCCTCGGGCCTTATTCAGGCCATCCCGGATCTGCTTAATGCCGCATGGCGAATTGTAACCAGTCTGGTCGACCGGTTCAAAAGCCTGCTCGGTATCCGGTCTCCGTCGACGCTGTTTTCAGGGTTTGGACGCGACCTCATACAGGGACTTATAAACGGCATCGGCAATATGGTGAACGGTATCAGAAACGCCATCGGAAATGTAACCAGCCGGATATCGGAGGGCATTACCAACACGATCGGCAAGGCCCGGTCGTGGGGCAGCAACATGATCAGTAACCTTAGCGACGGCATCAGCAATATGCGGTCGAGGGTTACCAATGCTGTGTCCGGTATCGGTTCATCGATAAGCGGCAGCGTAAGCGGCGTTATTCGCAGCGCCAGAAGCTGGGGCAGCGATATGATGGACGGCCTTTCCAGCGGTATCAGCAATGCAAGAGAAAAAGTCGCGAACGCGGCTCGATCTGTTGCCAGCAGAATCAAAAACTTCATTCACTTTACGCGCCCGGACGAGGGGCCGCTTAGAGACTACGAACAATGGATGCCGCATATGATCGATGGCATGACCGAGGGTATCAACCGGAACATGGGCCGGGTGGTCGGCGCAACGCGTCGGCTATCGCAGGAAATGTCCGAAGCGATGACCCCGACGGTCGAGCTTGGCATGGCGGCCGATATGCAAGGCGACTTTCCTTTAGCCGCTGTCCGGGCTGTGCGCCCGACAGGCGCTTATGGTGGCGCAGGGGGGTATAACGACCCTGACGCGGTAAGCGAAGCCGTAAAACGCGGCGTGAGCGAGGGCATGAAAGCCGCTGGCCAGCAGGAAAAAGAAACAGTTGTCAATGTTTACGAGGATGGCGTGTTAAAGCGCACGATTCGAGAGGGTAAACGTGCGAACCAGAGAGCTGGGAAGCCTGTTTTGCAGATGGGGTGATTGTAAATTATGGCACTTCTTAATTTTATTAAATCGGTCACGCCTATTGATGAGGCCGGTGTTGCAACGGGGGCGGCGGTTACTGACCTGCCGATTCCGACCAGCATTTCTGTTGGTGTGCGTGATGTTGGCGGTTCGTCTGACCGGCGAGCCGCCAGCTATAAGGCCCGGAATAAGCGCAAAGGCATGATCGATGTTATTAACGTCGATTGGACGCCGATTACCTTTGCCAATGCGGCCAAGGTACTGCAGGCGTTTGCCAGCAAGTATCTCGAGATTGAATACATCAATCCAAAGACTGGAACATGGGAAATTAAGCAGTTTATTTTGGACAGCCAAAGAGAGCTGCAGTTAAAAGACATGGACTTGGAATTATGGGAATCTGCCGGGTTCGTTTTGGAACAGCGGATTCCCGATTACGATTAAGGGGTGAAGTAGATGCAGAGCTTTTCAGCTGCGGCAAAGAGCCTTTTACAGGGCGGTGCGAAACTATCTGTCAGCATCGCGGTTAACGCCCTCTCGGGCGCGTTGACCATTACCGATGAAGACATTATCCGCGACAGCTTTGTAATTGATAGAAACAGCGTGTCCGGCCAAACGATTGAGATCGGCAATGTTGAATCGACCGAGCTATCTTTCCTGCTGGAAAACGCAGACCGGGGTTTCGATGCCGTGTGGTTTGAGGGCGCGGAGCTTACCGTCACTTTGACCGCCGGGGCCGAGAGCTGGGTGGCAGGCATCTTTACGGTTGATAAACCGCCGCAGGGTATCGATACGATTGGCATTGCAGCGCTTGACCATATGGCAAGGTTCGACCAGCCGTATTCTACCTCCCTGACTGGCAAGCAAACGCTTCTGGCAATTTTGCAGGACAGCTGTAATACTTGCGGCGTGACGCTGGGCACGACCAGCTTTACAAACGACAGCTATTTGGCGATCGTTCCGGTCGACGCCCAGATCAGCCATCGGCAGGTATTGGCATGGGTGGCTCAGCTGGCCGGGGCAAACGCGTGGATTGATCATACCGGTGCTCTGCGCCTGTCATGGTACGGCGAGAATCAGGGCACGACCGAGATCGAGGTAACGCAAGACGATTACAACATTGATGGGTACGCTCTGGCAGAAAATGATGTGTCTTTATCCGGCCTTGTATGGCGTACAGCGGACGCAGATTATCTGTGGGGTTCTGATGAATACGCTCTGGCTATTGAGGGCAACAGCCTGATTGATCCGGATAATTACGATGCGGCCCTGACGGCTGTATATAACAAGATCGACGGCTTTTTCTATCGGCCTTATACGGTCGACGCGATTCCGATGCCATGGGTGTGGCCGCTGGATATGATTCAGCTTACTACGATCACCGGGGCGGTTATTCCGTCGATTGTAACCGGGAACCGGATCATGCTTGGCGACGGCAGCAGGCTAAACGGCGTCGGGGAAACGGCAACCGTAACTGGCTATGCGTCATATGCTCCGTTCACGCCCAGCCAGCAGTCGGTCATTCAAAAAACAACCCGGGATGTCATGCGTGTATTTGGCATCGATGCCGGATGGATTACCGTCGGAATTCTGGATGCAGATCGCATAGCCGCGGAAAGCATCAACGCTTTTCATCTGGCTGCAGATGCGGTAACCACCGAGAAATTGGCAGCCGGAGCTGTTACTGCTGAGGAAATCGCAGCCGGAACAATCACGGCTGGCTCTGCCATAATCGCGGATGGTGCTATCACCTCTGCGAAGATTGGCGATGCCCAGATCACGACGGCAAAAATCGAAG